TTTTTGCAATAAATTTCAGAAGGAAATTTATCAAAAAGCCGAAAACATTAAACAAAACAAACATTTAACAAGCAAAAACCGGTTAGCTTTGGAGAAGCTCTGTTAACAGCCGAAGCTGCGTCGAACACTTCTTGATCCTCAACGCCGGATTCCATTCATACCCATGAAAAGTTTGCCGGATCATACTCTTTTGGTAAACTAATGTTTTTAAGTTCACCAAAATACAAACGGTCCAAATAATCCCAAGAAAGGGGAATAAATGGGCGGTTAACGCAGACCCAGTACGCTCTCAATCGATCACATACATTCTTGTAGTACTCTTCTCCCCACGCATAAGCAAGAGCAGCGGTCTGATACGAATTCTCCAAGGAGGCTTCGTAAGGGTCCGTATGCTTCTTGTTTATCCAGTTAGGAATATCTTCTATCATACCTTTTTCCAGACTAGCTAGCCAAACCATTTCACCCCGAGTTGGATGGGGCAAAAAGTGTGATTTGAGGAATGTCGCATCCGCAATTGAACACGACTCTCTCATTTCACCGGTCTTACTAGCGTCGGTGTAAACTATACCGTGGTTTCCCAAGACGCGCTGCAATACAACATTGTTAAAAGATTCGATTACCATAGGGCTGACACTAGCAATAATGTCATCCCCATAGACAGCAAGCTGCATGAATTCCCACATATATTTCGGGTCTTCGATGGTCGTATCCTTAAATACTTCCATCCAAGACAAACCCATATACATAAGATTCACTAATGAATTAATTAACGCTGTGTAAGCATTACCCGAGGGAGAACCACAAACAGTTTGGTACACCGTGTCTTTGGCTATCTCATAAGAGAAAGCAAGGTTTTCAAAAAGAGTCTTCCGAACTAGTTTATCCTCAATTGTAGGGTTGGAATACTCACTATACCATTCATCAACAATTTCACCACAAGCTAATACCAATTCGGTATCTAATCCAGGGCCAAAGCCAGAATAATCACCACATAGGATGTCAGAACCTTTAGCTAACAAAGAGTTAGCAAGGACTGACCACTCCATACCATGGACGTTTACACCAATATAAATACCAATGTTACGCCCTTGTGCCTGAACTGCACTACCAAAATCCATCAGGTATCGACGTGAA